GCCTCGCGCAAGCGTGCACGGTTTCAAAAGGTGCCACTAGGTGGAGGGGTTCGATAGATGGGCGGTAAGGGGAGCGGCGGCAGGCGCGTCGGTGCTGGGCGCAAGCGCAAAGACCTTGCGCTGGGGGCACTTACGGGTTCCCGTCGTACGGCTGCGCGCGCGAAAGTGGCACCTGCTGTGAATCAAACCGCAAATCAAACCGAGATCGAGCGAGACCAGGCGGTCGACGTCCCTGCGGCGACGGTTTGCGGCCCTGCCGTACCCGGTTACCTGACCCTCGAAGAGCTGGCCGAGTGGAACGAACTGGCGCCCCGGGCCATCAAGCAGGGCACGCTGACTGAGGTCGAGGTGCCGGCGCTGGTCGACCTGTGTCGTGCCCGTGTGCTGATGGTGAAACTGCTGCGCGGCGCTTACACCGACGGCCTGACGCAGGTGACCGACAAGGGGGGGCTGGCCTCGCACCCGGCCATCGCGCGCTACACAACCCTGCAGCAGCGAGTCGACGCCGGCATGCTCCGGTTCGGCTTGGCGCCGGCAGGAAAGGTTACCGGCAAGGAGCCAGATGCAACCGCTGACCCGTTCGACCAGTTCGATGCGCCTGGAGCGGAAGCGACGGTGAACTGACGTGGCGCAGCTCCAGACGGCCCAGAACCAGGTCGATGCCTACGCGCTCGACGTGGTGAACGGCCTCGTTCCGGCCGGCAAGTACCACAGGCTCGCGTGTAAGCGTCACCTCGAGGACCGAGCCCGTGAAGGGGCCGAGGGCTTCCCGTATCGGTTCGCGTGGGCGCAGGCCGAGCGGTTCCTGAAGTTCGCCGCGCTGATGAAGCACTACAAGGGCCGCCAGTTCGCCGGTCAGAGCTTCTCGCCGACGCCGTGCCAGGTGTTTCGACTCGGTTCGATCTTCGGTTGGCGCCAGGCATCGACCGGCCTGCGGCGGTTCACCACCGCCTACAACGAAGTGCCGCGTAAGCAGGGCAAGTCGTTCGAAGAGGCGGTCGTCAGCATCTACTGCACGTTCTTCGAAGGCGAGGCCGGAGCCGAGGGATACTGCATCGCCACAAAGGAGAAGCAGGCCAAGATCGCGTTCGACTCAGCGAAGAAACTGGTGAAGTCCAGCGGGCTGGCGCAGCGCATCAAGGTCAACGCGGCCAACCTGCACCGGCTTGCGACCGAGTCGAAGCTCGAGCCGCTCGGCAGCGACAGCGACACGACCGACGGTCTGAACCCGCACTTCGTGGGCGTCGACGAGCTGCACGCGTTCAAGAACCGCGGCCTGTTGGACGTCATGGAGAGCGCCACGGGCGCGCGCCTGAACCCGCTGATCTTCCAGATCACCACGGCCGGCGATGACCCGGTCAGCGTGTGCGGCGACCAGCACGACTACGCCTGCAAGATTCTCGACGGCGTGCTCGAGGACGACGCCTCAACGCTGTCGTTCTTCGCGTTCATCGCGCACGCCGACGAGGGCGACGACCCGTGGAGCGAGGACACCTGGCGCAAGGCCAACCCTCACTACGGAATCTCAGTTAACCCTGAGGACATGCGCAAGCTGGCGGCGAAGGCGATGAAGATGCCGAGCGCAGCGGCGGAGTTCAAGCAGAAGCGCTTGAACATGTGGGTGAACGCCACGGCGCCGTGCCTCTCCGTTGACGGCTGGCGCAAGGGTCAGAGCGGTGTCGGCCGTGCCGCGTTCGAGGAGGCACTCGAGCACGAGTCCTGCTTCGTGGGCATCGACCTCTCCGCGAAGATCGACCTCTGCGCGCTGTCGCTGGTGTTCCCGCCGGCGCCTGGGCGTCCGCGCGTCACCGTCATCCAGCGCATCTGGACGCCGGCCGACACCTTGGCCGACCGCGCGCATCGGGACCGGGCGCCCTACGGTGTGTGGGTCGACCAAGGCTGGCTCCGCACTGTGCCAGGCACGCGCATCGACCAGCGGGTGATCAGGGAGGCGCTCGCCGAGCTGCGCGAGCGGTTTGACATCGAGCGCATTGGGTTCGACCCGTGGCATGCGGACCAACTTGTGACCGACCTGGTGAACGAGGACGGTTTCAGCGAGACGCAGGTCATCGCCGTGCCGCAGACCTACGCCGGGATGTCGAGCGCCTGTCTGCGCGTCCAGGCGGAGGTGCTCGACGCGAACTTCGATGTGGGCGGCTGTCCTGTGACGGCGTGGGCGGCGTCGAACACCGTCGGGCAGTCAGACGGCAAAGGCAACCTGATGTTCGCGAAGGGACGCAGCCGCGGCCGCATCGACCCGATCATCGCGGCCACCATCGGCACGTCGCTCTGGTTGAAGCAGCCGCTGGTTGAAAACGTCTACCTCGAGCGAGGAGTTCGGACCCTTGGTGAGTAACTTCGTGCGCGTCGTTCTGTCCGGGCTGCTCGGCAACCTGAATGCGGTCGTCTTCGCGCTTGGGTTCGGGACGGCCTATGTCGGTCTCTCGCAGTGGTCGACGGCGGCGGCCAACGTCGCAGCCGGCGTGGTGTTGATGGTGATTGGCGCGTGGCCGTTCCTGCGCCAGAGGGTGCCCTGATGGACATGCTCGGACGATTGCTGACGGGACCGCTGCAGGCCAAGACGCCTGGTCCGGCTGACGACTTCTGGTACGGGCCGGTCGGCGCGTCGACGCCGGCTGGCGTGCGCGTGTCGACGGACACGGCGAACAAGCTGTCTGCCTGGTTCCGTGGCCGCGAGATCATCGCGACCGGCATCGCCATGCTGCCGCTCGATATGTTCGAGCGGCTGCCGCAGGACCAGGGCCCGCAGAAGGCGCCCGCGCATCCCCTGCACGACCTGCTGCACAGCCAGCCAAATGAGTGGCTCAACTCGTTCGACTGGCGGCGGATGATGGGCTACCACCTGATCGACCACGGCAACCACTATGCCTACATCGAGGCGGGTGCGCGTGGGTTCGTCGACCGCCTGCAGCCGATCATCGACCCGACGACCGTGAAGCCGCGGCTCATGAACGGACGGCGCAAGGTCTACGAGATCACCGACCGCAAAACCGGCGGCACCACGACGGCGCTGCAGGATGAGATTTTCCACCTGCACATCCTGTCGACGGACGGCGTCGAGGGCCGCGGGGTGCTGTCCTACGCCCGCGACAGTCTCGGGCTGACCAGCGTGCTCGAGCAGTTCGCCTCGCGCATCTTCTCGAAGGGCTCGCTCTCGGCTGGTGCCCTCGAGGTGCCTGGTGTGCTGAACGACGACGCCTCGAAACGGATGGCGGAGTCGTTCATCACGTCGGAGCAGAACTGGCATCTGCCGAAGGTGCTCGAGCAGGGCGCGAAGTGGGTGCAGTCGCAGGGACTGACGCCGGAAAACGCGCAGATGCTGCTCTCGCGCAAGTTCGGCATCGACGAGGTGTCGCGGTTCCTCGGCGTGCCGCGGCACATGCTGGAAAACAGCGACCCGAGCTTCGGCAACGCCGAGCAGTTCAACCGGAACTTCATCGACTTCACGATGGGCTGGTGGCTGGTCATGATCGAGATGGCCATCAACACGCAGCTCGTCGCGGCACCGCTGAAGTACTACGCGGAGTTCAACCGCGACGCCATTGCCCGCGGCGACCTGGCGGCCCGCTGGGCGGCCTACGTGGACGCCATCACGACGGGCACCTTCAGCCGCAACGAAGTCCGGCGCAAGGAGAACATGCCGTCGCTGCCTGGGCTCGACGAGCCGCTCACGCCCGCGCATCTCACCGGCAAGCAGCCAGCAGCCCGCAGTGGCGCAGCTCCGGCGCCCGCGCAGGCGCGTCAGGCTGTACCGGCTGTCGCCGAGCCGGCTGTCGTGATCTCACCGCAGGCGCGCGCGATTGCCGTGTCAGCGGCTGGTCGCGTGCTGCGGAAGGAAATAGCGGCGGTGCAGCAGCTGGCGAAGCGGCATGCGGCCGACCAGGACGCGTACGCGGCCGCGCTGACCGAGTTCTACGCGAAGCACAGCGAGACCGTGGCCCAGACGCTGCTGATACCTGGCGCAGAGGCTGCGGCGTACTGCGCTGGACAGGCCGGGCAACTGCTCGGCGAAGCCGGACTGAACGCGCTCGATGCCTGGGCGCAGGACACCTATGCAGAGTGGCTCGCCGAATGGGCCCTGGAAGGAGTGGCAGCGTGAAGTACTCGCACATCGCTCGATACGTGGCAGACACACCGTGGGCGATTCTGCCCTCGAAACTCGAAGAGATCGAGGCGGTGCTCGAGTTCCACATGGCCGGCGGGAAGTTCACCGCCTCCGAACTAGAGGCGCGCATCGGCGGCGGCTCGTCTCGTCCTGAGATCGCGCAGTCCGGCGCCGTCGCGGTCATCCCGCTGCAGGGCGTCATCGCGCACCGCATGGGCTCGATGACCGAAATGAGCGGAGGCGTCTCGACCGAGCGTATCGCCGCGATGCTGAAGCAGGCCGTCGCGGACCCGAACGTCGGATCGATCGTGCTGGATGTCAATTCGCCCGGCGGCACCGTGGCGGGTGTGACCGAATTGGCCGCTGACATCCGAGCAGCGGCGGCGAAGAAGCCGGTCATCGCGCAGGTCAACGCGCTGGCGGCGTCTGCGGCGTACTGGGCCATCTCTGGCGCCACCGAGATCGTCGTGACACCCAGCGGCGACGTCGGGTCGATCGGCGTCATCACGTCGCACCTGGACACGACCGAGGCCGACGCGAAGACGGGCGTCAAGCGGACCGTGATCTCGGCCGGCAAGTACAAGGCTGAAGGCGCGGGCCCGCTCACCGAGGACGCCCAGACCGCGATTCAGGCGCGGGTGAATGAGTTCTACGCCATGATGACCGCCGACATCGCGAAGGGCCGCGGGGTGCCGGTCGCGGAGGTGCGCGGCGGGTTCGGCGAGGGCCGCCTGGTCGGGGCCAAGGCCGCTGTCGCCAGCAAAATGGCGGACCGTATCGCCACGATGGACGAAACGCTCGGCCGCCTGGTCGGCGGACGAGCAGCCGGAGGCATGCGGGCTGAGGAGTCGGTCGCGGCTCCGGCCGCGGCTATCGCGGCGGCTGGTCAGTCGGATGAGGACCGGGCCCGTCGTCTGCGGATGCACTGATGCCACGTCCGCGCCTGTCCTCGGACGAGAAGCTGGTTCCGGCGACGGTCTGTCTGCCGCCGGCGCTGTTCGACGAGCTGTCGCGTGAGGCGTCCGGTCGCGTCATCCCGCTGGCGCGCGTGCTACGTGAGCGCATCGAACGGAGTTTCGCGAACGCAAAACCCGCACGCGACAGAAATGCTCTAGGCTGACATCACACACAATGCGACTTCCGTTGAAGGGCGCGTGTGTGAGCAACTCTGCGAGCCGAGGCAGTGGCCTCCGCCCGTGGCGTTCCTCACATGCGCGCCCTTTTTCTTTCAACGGGACATCGTAGGAGGCGAGATGGCCACGAGACTGAACACGATGCTCGACCAGAGGGCGACGCTGCGAGCTGAAGGGCTCAAGCTGCTCGACATTGCGGCGAGCGCACGCACGACCGAGCAGAACGCTCGCCTCGATGCGATCGACCAGGACATGACCGCGCTGGACGCGGACATCGAGCGCATGCGTCGCCTCGGTGACGAGGAGCGCGCACAGGCCACGGCCGAGTTCCACCAGGAACGGGTCGCGAGCAACGGCGTCACCACGACCGGACGCTGGGAAGGCGGCGAGTCGAACGCGGACGAGCGGCTGGCCAAGTTCGGCCCGAACGGGGCCCCGATCGTCTATCGCGGGCTGCCCCGGATGGACAACGTGACCGGCCTCCGCTACGCCTTCGGGCGCCAGCTGCAGGACGTGTTCAACGCCACCACCCGCCACACGCTGAGCGAGCCGCTCGCGCAGCTGCAGGCCGCGGCGCAGGGCGCTGGCGAGAAGATCGGCTCGGACGGCGGCTTCATGGTGCAGACCGACGTCGCGGCCGGCATCATCGCGAACGTGTTCAACGGCGGCGCGCTGCTGAACGCGGTGCGTCAGATCAACCTGGGCGAAAACTCGAACGGCATCTCGATGCGGGCGGTCGACGAGACCAGCCGCGCCACCGGCTCGCGCTGGGGCGGCGTGCAGGCGTACTGGGTCGACGAAGGCACGGCGCCGACCGCGTCGAAGCCGAAGTTCCGCAAGCTCGAGCTGAAGCTGAACAAGCTGGCGGCGCTCGGCTACGCCACCGACGAACTCCTGGCCGACTTCGTCGCGATGGGCGACGTGATGTTCCAGGCGTTCACGGAGGAAGTCCGGTTCCTGGTGGAAGACTCCATCCTGAACGGCACCGGCGCAGGCCAGCCGCTCGGCGTGCTGAAGAGCGCGGCGCTCGTGTCTACCACGCGCACCACCGCCAGCCACATCAAGCATGCCGACATCGTGAACATGTGGGCGCGCATGCACTCGCGTGCCAAGGGTAACGCGGTGTGGCTGTGCAACACCGACGCGAACCCGGACCTCGACCAGCTGTATCTGACGGGCGCCACGAACGACGTGCCGGTGCGCTTCGTCACCTACGGCGACGACGGCGTCATGCGGATTAAGGGCAAGCCGGTGATCGAGACCGAGTACAACGCGACGCTCGGCACCGTGGGCGACCTGATCCTAGCCGACCTCACGCAGTACCTGTTCATCCAGAAGCTGCTCCAGACCGCTGCCTCGATGCACGTCGCCTTCGCGACCGACGAGATGGCGTTCCGCGTTACCTGGCGCGTCGACGGCAAGCCGGCCTGGGTGTCGGCGCTGACGCCGGCCAAGGGCTCGAACACGCAGTCGCCGTTCGTGGCGATCGCGACGTAGGCCACGCGCGACCTGTGACCGCCGAGCGAAGGCCATCTGGCCTTCCGCTCGGCTTCCACCAGTAGCAGCAGAGGGACACATGAACAACGGATTGATTCTCGAACGCTTTCAGATCGTCGAAGGCTTCCCGGCTGTCGACCTGCAGACCGGCGCCAACAACGGCGATTACATCTCGCTGAAGAACGCGAAGCGCGTCGCGATCGTGTTCACCAGCGGCGTCGGCACGGCGGGCGATGACCCGACGCTGACCCTGCAGCAGGCGACCAGCGTGGCGGGTGGCAGCGTCAAGGCGCTGAACATCCCGACCGGCAGCGCCTTCATGAAGCAGGCGGCCACCAACCTGGCGGCGGTGTCGGCGTGGTCGACGGCGGCGACCATCGCCACCAACACGCTGACGAACGACACCTCGGCCGAGCAGTCGGCGCTGTGGGTCGTGGAGCTGACGCCGGACGAACTCGACGTCGACAACGGCTTCGACTGCATCCGCGCCACCGTGGCCGACATCGGGTCGAACGCGCAGCCCGGCTACCTGTTCTATCTGATCGAACTCAAGGAAGCCCGGTCGCCGCTGAACGCCGTCAGCTGCATCACTGACTGACGCACGGCGCCTGAGTAGGCCGATCCGGTGACGGGTCGGCCTACCGTGTCGCCACGCCTTCGTCATCATGGGACTCAGACTCGTCACGCCACCGACGCAGGAGCCGCTGACGCTGGCCGAAGCCAGGCTGCATCTCCGCGTCGATATGTCTGACGATGATGCGTTGCTCGGGCCGCTAATCGTCGCGGCTCGCCAGCATGTTGAGTCGTTCACGCATCGCGCGCTGGTCACACAGACCTGGGCGCTGAAGCTGGACGCGTTCCCCGACGACGAAATCGTGCTGCCGATGCCTCCGCTGGTGTCGGTGAGCAGTATCACCTACCTCGATCAGTCCGGCGTGGAACAGACCTGGGCGAGCGACAACTATCGCGTGTCGTACGGGTCCGGGCCGTGGGCCAGCCGCGCCTGCATCGAGCCCGAATACGGTCTGTATTTCCCCTCCACGCGCGATGTGGACGATGCCGTCACGGTGCAATTCGTGGCCGGCTACGGCAGCCCGTCGGCTGTGCCGGACGCCATCAAGGCCGCGATGAAGCTGTTGATCGGTCATTGGTTCGCTTCGCGCGAGGCGGTGGTCTACGGACAGACACCGAGTGTCGTGCCGGCCGGTGTCGACGCGCTGCTCTGGCCGTTCAAGGCGTTCTGATGCGAGCTGGTGACCTTCGCGATCGCGTGACCATCGAACGCCGGACTGAAACGTCCGACGGGCACGATGGCGTGACCGAGAGCTGGACGCCGGTGTATCGGCGCATCTCGGCGCAGGTGATGCCGCTGTCCGGGCGTGACCTCGAACGGGCGCGGCAGATCGACCCGCGCATCTCGCACGACGTGACGCTGCGTTACTGGCGCGCGCACCGTGCGGACCTCGATGGCGGCCGGGTGCGCCTGGTGCATCACGGTGTCGAGGACGTGACGCTGGAAGTGGTCGGCCCTCCGATCGACGTAGACGGCCGGCATGAGTTTCTGCGGATGCCCTGCCGCGAGGCGGTATGAGCGGCTCGCCGGTGCAGGCCGTGGTCGACGGCATCAAGACGG